TGCTGGTATGTGGGTTCTTGATTGCTATCCAGATGGTCCACACTCATGCACACTATAAAATGGATATTGATGTGGAAAGTTATGTCGCTGCCTTCTGTAAAAAGAACAAGACGACCTGTCAAAGGATAGTCAATCGAGACTGATATATAGTATGCAACTGAAGAGACCACCGCCCAGCGGGGTCTCTTTTTGTTTGGAGAAACCTATGAACATGTATGTTAACCTGTGTCCTCCATACACAGAGAAAAGTGAAACTTTGACTCTGGACATTCCACCCGAACAGATGGAAATGTTTATGGAGTATGTACACATTCTTGCCGAGGAGAAGAACATTTCTGCTCGACGCGCTTTTACCGACATGGTAAGATACACTTATGAACACTTAATGGGCAAAGATTATGACCGTAAAAATCGTAAGACTAATCAACGGCGAGGACGTAATCGCTGACGTTAAGGAAGTCCACAAAGATAAGGAGACCCCTGGTGCGGTTGCCTATGTCTTTGAACGCCCTTACACTGTTCAGATCATTGAGAACTCCACCGAGATGTTGTTTGAGTCTCCTGTTGCTGATAGTCAACCCAAGAAGATCAACGACCTGGACCTCAAGTTCTATCCTTATGTTCCTCTATCGGTAAGGAACAGTGTGGTATGTTCAGTTCCCAATGTGGTCTTGATTTATGATCCACACCCCAAGGTGATGGACAAATACCGTGAACTTATTACTGCCATAGAGAACGACAATGAACGAAACTTTGAAGTTGATTATTCTCACCAACCACCTGTATCTGGTGGGGAAGGTGACGGAACTGGAGGAGGAACCGAATCTGTTGATTGAAGACGTGTATCAGGTGGGTGCTGACGGATCGTTACAACTTTATCCAATGCACACCGATCAGCGGTACCTCTTCTTGACAAGCGAGCACGTTTTCTCTATAGTGGATCCGTCCACTGCTGTGGTCAAAAAGTACCAAGAGAAGTCAACTACTACTGAATGAAGTTCTATACAAACGTTTTGCTGCTGGGTGACAACATCCTTTACCGTGGGTACGAGGGTAAGGAACCTGTGCAGTTCCGTGAGCGGATTCGCCCAACGCTATTTCTGGTGCCATCTGATCAACGCAAGGAGTCGAAGTTTCGTACACTAGATGGGCGCTATGCCCATCCAAAACGTTTTGACGGTGCCCGTGAGGCACGAGAGTTCATCGAGCAGTATACAAACGTCGATGGTCTTGAGGTTCACGGGTACGAGCGGTTCGTTTATCAATGGATCGCAGAGAACAACCCTGCCGAGATTGAGTTTGACATGTCCGCGATGAAGATCTACACGATCGACATTGAGGTTGCGTGTGAAAACGGTTTCCCTGATGTGCGTGCATGTCAAGAGGAAATGCTGTGTATCACCATCAAGGATGTTACCAGCAAGAAAACAATCACCTGGGGTACCAGAGAGTTCTCTTCTCAGGATACTGAGTATCGCGTCTTCTGGACCGAACAGGAGATGTTGACGGACTTCCACAAGTGGTGGACAACCAATACGCCTGACGTGATTACGGGTTGGAACTGCAACCTGTACGACATCCCGTATATCTGCCGTCGTATTGAGCGTGTTCTTGGTGAGAAGTGGATGAAATCCCTCTCACCTTGGAACAAGGTAGACATGCGTGAAGTTGTTATCAAGGGTCGTACTAACCTTGCCTACGAGGTTGCAGGTGTTACGATCCTTGATTACTTGGATCTGTATCAGAAGTTCACTTACACCAACCAAGAATCATATCGTCTCGATCACATTGCTTCGGTTGAACTTGGTCAAAACAAACTGGATCACTCTCAGTTTGAAAACTTCAAGGACTTCTACACATCCGACTGGCAACGCTTTGTCGAATACAACATTCAGGACGTTAACCTCGTTGACCGTCTTGAAGACAAGATGCGTCTGCTGGAACTTGCTCTCACGCTTGCCTATGACGCCAAAGTGAATCTCAGCGATGTGTACTCTCAGGTACGCATGTGGGATACTCTTATCTACAATGACCTATCCAAGCGGGGCATTGTTGTTCCTCCTAAAACTACCTCACAAAAAGATGAAAAGTATGCTGGTGCGTATGTCAAGGAACCTGTACCAGGGGTTTACGACTGGGTGGTCTCTTTTGACCTCAACTCCCTATACCCTCACCTCATTATGCAGTACAACATCTCGCCAGAAACCCTGGTGGACGAGAGGTACCCAGGAGTTTCGGTTGACAAACTACTCAACAAAGAGGTAACTGCTAATCCAGAGTATTGTCTCTGTGCAAATGGTGCACAGTATCGCAAAGACATCCACGGGTTCTTGCCCGAAATCATGCAACGTATCTACGATGAACGAAAGATTTACAAGAAGCGGATGCTGGGAGCGAAGCAAAGTCTTGAACATGCCAAGACACCTGCAGAGACCTTGGCACTACAAAAGGATGTGTCCCGATTCAACAACATCCAAATGGCAAGAAAGATCCAACTCAACTCTGCCTATGGTGCCATCGGTAACCAATACTTCCGCTACTACAACCTGGCAAATGCTGAGGCGATTACTCTCTCTGGTCAAGTCTCGATTCGCTGGATAGAAAACAAGATGAATGAGTACCTAAATAGGGTGCTCAAAACGAATGGCGTGGACTATGTTATTGCGTCTGATACCGATTCTATCTATTTACATCTTGGTCCACTTGTTGCTCATATATTTGCTGAGCGAGTTTGTGATAAAGGGCAGGTCGTTGACTTTATCGATAAAGCTTGCCAAGGTAAGATTGAGGAGTACATCGAAGCGTCTTATCGGGAACTGGCAACGCTGGCGAATGCGTATGATCAGAAGATGCAAATGAAGCGTGAGACTATCGCTGACAAAGGCATTTGGACTGCCAAGAAGCGATACATTCTCAACGCATGGGACATTGAAGGTGTTCGTTATGAGCACCCCAAACTAAAGATCATGGGTATTGAAGCGGTCAAGTCTTCTACTCCTGGTCCTTGTCGTGTCATGATTAAGGACGCACTTAAGATCATGATGAGTGGCGACGAAGATGAACTGCAGGCATTCGTATCGAAGTTCCGCAGTGAGTTTGAACGTATGCCTGTGGAAAACATTGCATTCCCTCGTGGTTGCAACAACATTTCCAAGAACAGTTCGCCACATTCCATCTATGGCAAGTCCTGTCCCATCCACGTACGTGGTGCACTGCTTTACAACCACTACGTCAAGAAACACAAACTGACTCACAAGTATCCCCTGATTCAGGAAGGGGAAAAGGTCAAGTTTATCTTCCTCAAGAAACCGAACAAGATCAATGAGAACGTCATCTCGTTCTTCCAGACCTTGCCGAAGGAGTTCGGACTTGACAAACAGATCGACTATGACCTACAGTTTGAAAAGAGTTTCCTCGACCCTCTCAAGGTCATCCTTGACACTATGGGGTGGTCGCCTGAACCCCAAGCAACCCTCGACTTTCTATTTGGAGAATAAATACCCATGTCATTTCTGACAGATGTTGTCAAAGACCTAGAAAATGAGTACGCCTCAGTTGTTGCTGATGGTATTGCTGCAGGTGATGTCAATAACTTTGTTGACACTGGCAGCTATATGTTTAACGCCCTCCTTAGTGGTTCGATTTATGGAGGTTTGCCTTCAAACAAGATCACCGCTCTTGCAGGAGAAAGCAGCACTGGAAAAACTTTCTTTGCTCTTAGTATCGTTCGTCATTTCCTTGATACTGATCCAGATGCAGGTGTCATTTATTTTGAGAGTGAGTCCGCCATTTCTAAATCGATGATTGAGGATCGGAACATCGATTCCAAACGTATGATCATCGTCCCTGTAACCACGGTTCAGGAGTTCCGTACCCAATCTCTGAAGGTGGTTGACAAATATCTGCAGCAGAAGGCAGAGGATCGCAAACCTCTCATGTTTGTGCTAGACTCCCTTGGTATGCTTTCCACCACCAAGGAGGTTGAGGATGCTGAGGCAGGTAAAGAGACCCGTGACATGACCCGTGCACAGGTTACTAAGTCCATCTTCCGTGTGCTGACCCTTAAGTTGGGTAAAGCAAACATCCCCATGCTGGTTACCAACCATACATATGATGTGGTGGGTGCCTATGTTCCTACCAAAGAGATGGGTGGTGGTAGTGGTCTGAAGTATGCTGCTTCTACTATCATCTTCCTCTCCAAATCCAAGGAAAAGGATGGCAAGGAAGTTGTCGGTAATATCATTAAGTGTCGAGCACAAAAATCACGTCTAACAAAGGAGAACTCACTTGTTGAAACTCGCCTCTACTATGACGAACGCGGACTGGATAAGTATTATGGACTACTGGAGTTGGGTGAGAAGCACGGAGTATTCGAGCGGCGCGGGAATCGGATTGTTGTTGGTGAATCTTCCGTTTATCCTTCTGTTATTCTTGCCGATCCTGAGAAGTATTTCACGCCCGAAGTAATGCAAGCACTTGATGAGTGTGCATCTAAGGAGTATGGGTATGGATCTTAAGGATTATATCCGTGTTTATGACAACGCTCTTAATCCCAATGTCTGCCGCAACATCATTCGTCTCTACAAGGAGCGTGAAGGACTAGCAGAGTATTGGGATAACGAAGGGCGACCGTCTTTCAGCATGGTGAACATCACCAAAGAGGCAGAGGAGACCAAGGACATCGAGTGGTCCAAGATTCACAACGAGTTGATCATGTCGATTCGCAGTGTTTCAGAACAATACATGAACGATGTAGACTGTAGACAGCACTGGCCTCCTAAGAATACACTGGAACAGGTTAGACTCAAACACTACTCTGCTAACGACCATGACCGATTCGACTATCATGTGGATGTGGGTGATCATGACTCTGCTCGTAGATTCCTTGTGCTATTCTTCTATCTCAATACCGTTGAGGAAGGTGGTGAAACGTATTTTCCAGATCTAGATCACAAGATCAAACCAACTGAGGGTTCTGCATTGGTCTTCCCACCCCTGTGGATGTTCCCCCATGCTGGTCTCAAACCAGTGAGCAACGACAAGTACATTATTGGCACTTACCTACATTACATCTGATGAAGATTGAGACCATTATTCTGAGTAAACTCATCCTTGATGATGTGTACTGCCGAAAGGTGCTGCCATTTATCAAGGATGAATATTTTGAGGAGCACACACTCCGAGTCATCTTCGATGAGATCCGAGAGTACATTGATAAATACTCTGGTCTGCCCGAACCCTCTGCCATTCAGATTGAGGTAGAGGATAGGAAGGACGTTTCTGAGCAATCATTCCAAGAGATCTGCTCGTTCTTAAATGACCTTGATACTGATCAGTACAACGCTGATTGGTTGTTGGATACCACTGAGAAGTGGTGCAAAGAACGTGCCATTTACCTGGCACTCATGGAGTCCATCAAGATTGCTGATGGGCAGGATAAGACACGCACTAAGGATGCTATCCCATCGATCATGTCGGATGCCCTTGGTGTTTGTTTTGATGAGCATGTTGGACACGATTACTTACTAGACGCCGCTGCACGCTATGATTACTACCACCGCAAGGAAGAGAAGATTCCCTTCGACCTTGAGTATTTCAACAAGATTACCAAAGGTGGTCTCCCTAATAAGACTCTCAACATCGCTCTTGCTGGCACGGGCGTCGGGAAGTCTTTATTCATGTGCCACATGGCTAGTGCCTGCCTCCTGCAGGGGTTCAACGTACTCTACATTACACTTGAAATGGCAGAGGAGAAGATTGCTGAACGAGTTGACGCCAACCTCCTGGACGTTAACATCCAAACGCTGAGCGATCCTCTCTTCACTAAGCAGAGGTACCAAACTAAGATCGATGCACTGAACAAAAAGACTCAGGGCAAACTTGTGATCAAGGAGTATCCCACTGCATCTGCTCACGTCAACCACTTCAAGGCACTACTTAACGAACTAAGTCTTAAGAAAGGTTTCAAACCCCACATTATCTTTATAGATTATCTTAATATTTGTGCTTCCTCTAGGTACAAGGGGACTATCGTTAACTCGTACACCTATGTTAAGTCAATCGCTGAAGAACTCCGTGGTCTTGCTGGTGAGTTCAACGTTCCTATCGTTAGTGCTACTCAAACTACACGATCTGGTTACGGGAACTCAGACGTTGAGTTGACAGATACCAGTGAGTCGTTTGGTTTGCCTGCTACTGCTGACCTGATGGTTGCTCTGATCTCCACAGAAGATATGGAGAACATGGGGCAAATCATGGTCAAGCAGTTGAAGAATAGATACAACGATCCCACAGTAAACAAACGCTTTGTCCTGGGTATTGACAGAGCGAAGATGAGGTTGTATGATTGTGAACAATCTCAACAAAACTTGGTCGATTCTGGTCAAGATGAGATCATTGAACTGCCCACTCGTAACAAATCTTTCGCTGAACTAAAAGTATGAGCAACAACTTTATTAACGAAGACGGAATGGATTCTGCATCGTCTGCTGCTAAAGCGGCGGAAGAGTTGAACTCCAAAACCAAAGACCGAGTGGAAGATCTGCAGCAAACTGCAGAGAATATCGCTGAAACTACATGGAAATCTGCTGAGGACGTTGCTAATGATCCCAAGGTCAATGCGTTTCAAACGAAACAGAAAATCAAAGAGCGTACTGCTGCCTCTCGTAGTAACCAAGGGAATCAACCTGAGAAGATCGAGATGGATCTCGACAAGTACATCGACTTCGTTGACCAGACAACCTCCCGTGCTTCGCAAACTACAGAGGATTACAAGGAACGTATTGAAGAGTTGGTCGCTGCTGGTTGTAACCTTGCCCGACTTGATACGGCTGCAAGTGGTCTTGTTGCTGAGTCAGGTGAGTTCATGGAGATCGTCAAGAAGATCAAGTTCCAAGGCAAACCGTACGACGATGCAAACAAAGAACACCTTCAGAAAGAACTAGGTGACATCATGTGGTACGTTGCTCAGGCATGTATCGCTCTCGACGTTCGTCTTGATGAGGTTATCTACCTGAATACTCTCAAACTTGCTGCTCGCTATCCGACTGGTGAGTTCACTGTTGAGCACTCTGAGCACCGTAAGAAAGGTGACATTTGATCCTGAATAATAAATAGGAGGGTAATGCCCTCCTTTTTTAATGGCAAAGTATCTTTTCGTACCAAAAGAAGCGGAGGAAATCTCAACCCTTGGTGAAGCAAACAAGTCTCCCAACACAGAGGATGTTGTGACTTGTTTTAACTACATCAAAAGGATGCTTGCTGCTGCTCCGCAGTTGCCATATGCTCAGGAACCAATCAATATCTCTGTCGATACTGGTAGAATGATGTTTAAGATTGCTCCTAACGTAGGGCAGTTCTTGGGGTTCACACAGGAGAAGGGTGAGAATACAATCCTTAGAGCAGTCTTAGAGCACCACCCAGATCTATCTGACTACAGACAGATCATTAGTATTGGGAGAGGTACGCGATCTAAAGCACAGACAGTTGCGGTTAGTTTCAAACCACAAGACTTTGCAAACCTCGCAAGTGATACGAAGGAGTACACGAAGAGGCAGTTCATTGATCAGGTGAAGACTTCTATTGAAGCAAGAGATGATTACTCTCTTCCACTTAAGGCATACCTGAAATGTTTGGCAGAATACTTTGAGGGTAACTGTCCCGCTACTGAGGTGCGTGAGGTATACCAGACAGCGAAACCTTACATCCCCAAGCATGACAATATGGTTGTGGACTTTGGTGAGATCTTGGCACCGATGTGCTTCCTACATGATCCAATGTCCAAGAGAGTACCATATCTCTATAACAATCCCAAGATTATTCTTCCAGCCAGAGGTAACGAACCACTGGTAGACTTCTATCTCATCGAAGATCCCCACGGTAAGGTTGGATTTAGTGTCAAAGCATTGAAATCTGCTGCCACTAACACTATCAAACCTGGACCTTTCATGGATGTCATTGAAGCATATGGCACCAGAGGTAAGTATGAGATCACACTTACTACAAGACCAGAGAAGGCAGCATATAACCTATATAAAACTCTTGCATTTGCACCTACAGGGTACAAAGCAATGATCGGTGCAGCGATGAAGTTGGCTGCTGATGATCCCTCCTTCGGTCGTCAGTACATGCCTTCCATCTCCAGCCCTGGTCAGATCTCTGGACTGGCGTTCAGGGCACAGGGAACGGTCAAGACGACCCTGACACAGGCATTTGGGACAGGGGTGGTCCAGTCACAACTCCGCACACTCATCTCCACATACTGTGCAGGGCGTAGTAGACTAGCACAGTACGCAGGACAGACAGACTACACCCTTCAGAACCTCGCCTATGTGTGTGAACAGATCATTATTGAAGCAAACAAGGAGGGAATGCTCAACTTCACCAAGATGTTCCGCGAGTATGTCCTTAAGAAAGTTGTGTATGTGAAGATGGATATCAATGCAACCAGCGGCATCCCCACTTGTCATGTGATGACCTACCACAGTATTGACCCCAACCAGACTGTCGAACTACGTTCTAAGAACTCGTTCAACGGTTTCCAAGACATGATCGGAATGCAACCCTAATGGCAAAGAACACTCACCTAGAACACCTCGAAGACGACATCTTTAATAACGGTTATGCAGGAGCACAGAATGCTCTGGCATTCTTGAAGTCTTTGCGTGACATGCTTACTGCTGGTAACAGCAACAGCGAGACCAAGGTTACTGTTAAGTGGGACGGTGCCCCTGCAATCTTTTGCGGCACAGATCCTCAGACAGGGTTGTTTTTCGTAGGTACCAAGTCTGTCTTCGCTAAGACAGAATCCAAAGCATGTTTCTCCGAAGAACAGATCGACTATTACTATGGCGATCATCCCATCAAGGACAAACTGAAGCAGTGCTATCGCCTGCTCAAGAAGTTGCCTATCAATGGGGTGCTGCAGGGTGACCTGCTGTTCACTTCAACTCCCCCTAAGGTCACCATGGGTGGTAAGAAGTGCTATAAGTTCCGTCCTAACACAATCACATACTGTGTAGAGGCAGACACCGCTCTGGGTAAGAAGGTCGGCGCTGCAGACCTGGGCATCGTGTTCCACACTCACTACAAGGGTGCTTCTCTTCCTGAGATGAACGCTGGTTTCGGTGTGGATGTATCTGGTCTGCAAGGTGTTAAGGAGGTTGCAGTCTTCTCTGCCACGTTTGAGAACATTGGTGGCAAGGCAAACCTCAGCAAGACCGAGTTGACCAAACTCAACAACAGTATTCGTGTTGCAGAGCGTAACCTGGGTCAAGGTAAGAACTTCCTTAACGCTGTTGGTGGCGGCACTAAGTCATTTGACTACGCTGCTGTCTTCAAGATCTACTTCAACGACGTTATTCGTCGTGGTGTCATCCCTAGCAATGCACAAGCAATGACCGTAGGGTTTATGACGTTTCTTGCCACTCGTTATGACAAGGAGATTGCCAAGAAGAAGACTGAAAAGAGTGTCAAAGATTGGGAAAAGAAAAAAGCAGACGCCATTAAATACCTAAATACTAATAAGAATACCATTTATGCTTCGCTTTCGGGTTTCAAAAATCTTATGACTGCCAAACAGCAGATCATTGAAAGGTTGAAGAAGATCGAAGGTGTAGGCACCTTTCTTGAGGATGAGAATGGATACCGTGTCACGAGTCCTGAGGGATTCGTAGCCATCAAAGATGGCACTGCCATGAAACTTGTCGATAGACTAGAGTTCTCTAGGGCAAACTTTACCGTTGCGAAAGATTGGGGTTAATGAAATACTCACAGTTCATCACAGAAGCAACCACTGCTACTGCTAAACCAGCTGCTAAGAAAAAGCAGGAAGAACCACTTGATAAGCATGTCGCTATTACATTTGGGCGCTTTAATCCTCCGCACGCTGGTCATGGTAAGTTGCTGGATACTGTTCGTTCACATGCTGGGGACAGTGGTAACTACCGCATCTACCCCTCCAGAAGCCAGGACCATAAAAAGAACCCCCTCGGAGCGCACGAGAAAGTAGGGTTCATGCGTAAGATGTTCCCCGATCACGACAAAGCGATCCAGAACAACGAAGCACATCGCAACATCTTTGATATCATGCGTGATCTTCACGATGAGGGACATGAGCATGTGACTATGGTTGTTGGTGATGACCGCGTGAAAGAGTTTGAAAACCTCCTTCATAAGTACAACGGTAAGCACTACAACTTTAAGTCTATAAATATCAAGTCCGCTGGCAAACGTGCCGATGACTCTGAAGATCCCATCGAGAATCTGAGTGCAAGCAAGATGCGTGCTCACACTCAGAATGATGACCATGGTTCCTTCCATGCTGGCATGACCAAGCACATGAAACCGAAGGACAGCATGGCGCTCATGCAGGCAGTCAAAGCAGGCATGACTCCACCCCCTGAGGAGAAGAAACCTGCCGCTAAGAAGAAAGTGGCAGCAGTTAAAGAGATGTATCTCTGGGAGTATGCACCCAAACTGGACTTTGCATCCTTCCGTGAAGAGTACATGGTTAATCAGATTTTCCAAGTGGGCGCACTTGTGGAGCATGATGACACTGGCATCAGAGGAACCATCGTTCACCGTGGTCCCAACTATGCAATCTTTAAGGATGAGCATGGCGATGAGTTCCGCTCATGGCTGCAACACATTACTGAAGTGAATGATCAAACAAACTATTCTGCAGATTGTGAAGGTGACAGTGGTAACCAATGGACCGTAGGTAGTGACGAATATCGCCAAGCAGTCCAAGCCATGACCCCTGGTCAAGGGGTAGTCAAGTTTTCAGACTTCAAAAGAAAACTAAATAATAAAAGACCGACCGCAAAAGTATAGGAAATGACAACTGACATCCGAGTATCGGCTGCCCTACTGGGTTACTCCTTTGCCGATCAGCAATACATTCTCTCCTGTGTTAAGGAAGGCACCAACCCGAATGGAACTCGGTTCCAGAAAGGTTTCGATGCAGTAACCGCTATCCTCTCTGAGGAAGTAGAACCCCCCGTGGTTGAGGGTTACGCTGGGTTCCCTGTGGAAAAGGCAGCAATCGATTCCAAGAAGGGCGATGACCGTAACGTCGGTCGTGTCATTCAGATGGGTGGTACACAACTTCTGATCACTGGGCGTAAGTCGGATGGTCGTTATCAGGTTGTCAATAAGGACGGCACTAAGACTGCTAAGGATCCTGCGGACCTCGGCGTCGTCACCAAGGAGTCGGTCGTAGGTGTCGATGCTGATGAGATCCACGAGGGTCTGAAGCAGGCACGTAAGAACATCGGTATGGATCCCAACAAACCCTCCTGCTGGAAGGGTTACAAGGCAAAGGGAACCAAGATGAAGGGCGGTGAGGAAGTGCCCGATTGCCAGAAGGAAGAGAACATTGAAGAACTCTACAAAGGCAAGCATGGTCAGTCTGAGAAAGAGTATCAAGACTCTCGCTCTGATGCTGGCAAGATGATCTCTGGTGATAGCAAGCACAGTGGTGCTGCATACTCACACCGCTCCTTTAAGGGTGTCGGTAAACCTGCTAAGCCAGGTGAGCGTCAGAAGAACCAGGGCAAGATGGATCGTGGCACCAAGATCGATCTTGAATACCGTAAGGCAAACCTTAAAGCAAAGAAAGAAAGTTTTGATCTCGAAGCATTCATCGACTTTGACGATGACGAGTTTGATCTTCTGACCTTTGAAGAACTGGAACTGATTGCAGAAGAAGCACTTCTGGAACTGGACCAGGAAGAAGGTCTCCTTGCTGAGGCACTGGAACTGATAGACAGCATGACTCTCCTCTCTGAGGATCGTTACGCTGATGCAGCTGCAAAGTCCAAAGAGAATGCTCAGAAACCTGAAGTCAAAGCAGGTGTTCGTAACCTCCGTAAGGAGAAGATGAAGGCAGCCGTTAAGAGTGCTGCTAGCAACATTAAGAGAGGTGCAGAGAAAGCAGGTTCCGCTGTTGGTTCTGCTGCTGGCAAGGCAGTGAACGCTGCTGGTGCCGCTAAAGATGCAGTTAAGTCTGGTGCTAAGGCAGTCGGCGGCGCTGCTAAGGCAGGTGCAAGTGCAGTTGGCAGTGCTGCTAAGGCAGCAGGCAGTGGCGTTAAGAAGGTTGCTAGAGGTGCTGGCGAGGTTGCTGGTGCTGCTGCAGGCGGTTTCGCTGCTGGTTATGCCGCTGAGCGTAATAAGAGAAGGGGCAGTGCTAGCACTCAATCTTCTACCGCGTCCTCTTCCTCCTCCTCCTCCTCCTCCTCTGACACACAACAATCATCCAATCGTCCTCGCCTCAGAGACCGTATCAAGGCAGGTCTTAAGAGAGCGATCGGTGGCGCAGCAAGGTCTGTATCTCGCGGTGCACGCAACGTAGCACGTAGAATGGGCGAGTCTTACAGCTGGCGTGATGCTATCGGTTACGAGGGCACTACCACTGGAGAACAAAATGACCTCTGAATCCAACTCAACCCCTAGTAAGAAAAAGGGCAACGTTATCCTCAATCCCAAAAAGGAAGATCTCATGAAGGAATCTCTTAGAAGAAAAGTCAACGGTCAACTTGAGGGACTCAAGGAAGCATCCAAGAAGAAGGCAAAAGATGCCAAGAAAGCCAAGCGTTGGTGGGACGACGATGGCGATGGCGTGGGGTATGAGGAAGGAGAAGTTAGCGGTAAGTTCACTAAGAAAGAAGAAGTTACCCACACTGACTCCGAACTCAAAGAAGCACTTAAAGCACAAGAAGAAGAGATTTCTCACCGCATGATGGAGAGAATGAATCTGATGCAACAGACAATCGAGCACGATCGTAAGCGTTTCGGAATCAACTGATCACCTATATAGATTAGTCCTAAACTGGAGCTGATCTCATGTGGGCACTTCTACTTCCTCTTGCTAAGAAAACCCTCGGTCATCTTATTGATCGTGAAGAAGTCCGCCGCTATCTTGTAGACGTTCTTCGCGCTCTCGCGGAGTCCACGGATAACAAACTAGACGACGGTGCTGTCGATGTAGTCGAAGCACTCCTCTTCAAAAAGGCAGAAGCAGGGGAATAATGCACTGGGGGTCTAGTACCCCCTTTGTATAAATAACTATACTGGAACTTTTGGAGTAGATAAACATGTCTCTTTACGGGAGAACTGACAGTAGCGCAAACCAGACACAAGTAGGTCTCACCCGTGGGAACGGCAGTGGATCTGCTTCTGAGACCATTGTATTCGTTGACGACACCGAAGCGGGTCTGAACGAGAACAAGAGTCGTGGTATCACCTCCCCTGGTTGGTGGGCATATCGCACATATACCGATGGAGCTGGTAACACTCGTCACAAAGCAGAAATGCTTGCATTCATCAGCAACCCTGACCTGAATGCTAACGAAACTCTTGCTGACGACACCATCGCAGCAGACGTGGCATCCGCAGTTGTAATCGATGTACAACCTGCATCTTCCACCTCCGCCTCTGGTGCTGGTACCTTTACCCTCACCACAAGCACAACTGGCACCCCTGGTGCACTCACATATCAATGGCAGCGTCAGACCGCAGCGGCAACTACCCGTTGGGTCAACATCACTGCATCTCTCGACGCAGGAATCACCTATGCAGACTTCACGACCGCAACTCTTGCTTACAGTGGTCTCGCTGATGGTGCTCTCGACGGCTACAAGTATCGCGTCAAGATTACCTCGGCGGGTGGTACAGAAGAAGTCATCTCTGATGGCGCAGCAACCGTGACATTCGGCACCTGATAACAATGTTCTCGTAATGTATGTACTTTGATGAGCTTAATGAGAACAACCATCTACTATTTGCCATAAAGCACTATGAAAATCCACTGTCTGTGACAGTGGATGACTTTATGGAAGACATGAAGAAGTTCAAGTACCTTAAGAGACTTTTCAAAAGGTACTTGAACTCCAAAGTCTTGAGGGTGAACTTGATTCTCAACCACCTTATTATTCTCTTTAATGTTTTTGGCGATGCAACCATCCCTCTTCTCATGTATAAACTTGAGAAAGATTACTGGTCTATCCTGAAGACATTCCTCGTCTATCTAAATCGGTATCCTGAGACAGGTGACGGGGTTTTGCATCATGTACCTATCGATAAAAACGTAAAGGCAATCCTGGACGCATTGTGATTAACGAAGAAGCACCAACTAACTCAGTAGGTACGGGAGCAGAGACCGCTCTACCCCCTACCCATGAACCTGCTGGTTTCACTCGTCTGACGAATAAGCGTCCTAAGAAGCGCCGTAAGTATGTCGCTTCCATGCGTGACATGATCTCAACCGATCTCGGTGAGTCAACACACGATCAAGGAAGATACCTTCCCTATAAGGTAGTTTATGATGGTCAAACTGATTTCATAATCTACGCGAAGTCTGAGGGCGAAGCAAAGATCATGCTCCGCAAGGCATATAGACCAGAGATGATGAAGAAGATTACGGTTCAGCGACTGTATCCAAACGAAGTCATTAAGTATTTCTATGACAAGCGTATGGATGTGATAAGAGGTAATACACCTGCACGTTAACGGTCATGGCATTCGGGCTCGCTAAGTTAGAAGTCCTACAATCAAAACTAGACATCTATGAAGAGTTGTCCAAGGAAATGCTGGACAAACTTGAGCGAGCAGTAGGAACCATCTCTGAGAACAGCAATAGAGTTGCTGTGATCTTGGAGCGCCACGAGAATAGATTAGACGAGGGCGACAAAGCCAATGCTGCAATCATAAAAATGATCAACGATCATCAGAAGTATGATGAGAAGATGTTTGATCAGTTTAGAGAGAAGTTAGATATACTTGAGAAGAAGGTAGACGAGAATCAAAAGTTAATATGGATGGTTGGTTGGACTGCTGCCGCTGTTATCGGAGCATTACAACTGCTACCAATCCTAGGACTGCAGTTGACACCCGCACCCAAGACAGGTAGAATACCGCCAGCAGAGCAGGTGGCATGGACTTCATCGACGACAAGTACATCCGATTCGTTGGTGGTCGGTTAGATAAGTTCAAGTCCGTAAAGTCTGGACTGTACAACTTCCGTTGTCCTTATTGTGGTGACTCAGAGAAGCACCGTAATAAAGCACGGGGGTATTTCTTTCTGAAGGGATCCGAGTTTATCTTTAAGTGTCACAACTGTGGTGTCGGTAGAACAGTTGCAAACTTTCTGAAAGACAATGCATATGATCTTCATGATGAATACATCATGGAGAAGTATCGGCACGGTGCCACGGGCAAGGGAAGACGTACTGCTAAACCTAAATGGACTAGCGGTAAACCCTCATTTGCTCAAAAAGTATCAGACCTAACACCCATTTCAGAGCTAAATAACACACACCCCGCTCGCGTCTACCTGGAAGAAAGAAAGATCCCTCAGGACAAACTCTCTTCCATTTTTTATACCGACAAGTTCAAGAGATGGATCAACAGTAAGAAACCTGGGACGTTCGCTAATCTGCAGAACGATCAACCCAGAATCATCTTGCCATTGATCGATCCAGATGGTACATGGTTTGGCGTACAGGGGCGGTCACTTGCACCCAAAGCGAAACTCAGGTACATTACAATCCTCTTCGATGAGGATAAGACCAAACTCTTTGGTCTAGAACATGTCAATCGTGAGGAGACTATCTATGTCACAGAGGGACCAATCGACTCCTATTTCCTTAGGAACGCTATTGCTATGTGTGGTAGCGATGTTAACAGTGGCAGTTTCGATAGTGGAACTGTATTCGTCTACGACAACGAACCCAGGTCAAGGGAAATCTGTACTAAGATATCTGAGACCATTGCCAAGGGATTCAAGGTGGTGATCTTCCCAAAGGAGGTACGAGAAAAGGACCTAAATGATATGGTACTCGCTGGACGTGACGTGCAGCACATGGTAGAATGTAATACCTACCAGGGTTTAGAAGCAAAACTTAAGTTTACTGATTGGAAAAAGGTATGAGTCAGATCACTGTTGTCAAGCGTAATGGTTCTATTGAAGAACTGGACCTCGACAAGATTCACATTATGGTAGAGCACGCTTGTAAGGGTCTTGCAGGTGTGTCTGAAAGTCAGGTGGAGATGAGTGCCAATCTCCAGTTCTTTGATGGTATTGAGACTAAAGACATTCAAGAGATCTTGATTCGTTCTGCTAATGATTTGATATCTTTAGACAACCCAAACTACCAATATGTAGCCGCAAGGCTACTTCTGTTTGGTCTTCGGAAGTCTGTGTATTGGGATCACCCCGATAGTCATCTCCCTCTGTACGCCCAAGTTGTTCGTGGTGTGGAGTGGGGTGTCTATGATGCAGAACTTTTGAACTACTACACCCAGGCAGACTGGGACGAGATTGGTTCTTTCATTGATCATGATCGTGACTATCTGTTTACATATGCAGGTCTCCGACAGGTCGTAGATAAATATCTTGTACAGGATCGTAGCAGCGGTCAGGTGTACGAGACACCTCAGTACATGTATATTCTGATTGCTGCAACCCTGTTTGCACAGTATCCTAAGGAGACACGACTCGATTATGTCAAACGATACTACGACGCAATCAGCAAGCACAAAATCAACATTCCCACACCTATCATGGCAGGGGTGCGAACTCCACTTCGGCAGTTTGCGAGCTGTGTTCTTGTTGATGTTGATGACACCCTCGATAGCATCTTTAGCAGTGATATGGCTATTGGCTATTATGTTGCACAACGCGCAGGAATCGGCATCAACGCAGGTCGAATCCGTGGCATCAACGCTAAGATCAGAGGTGGAGAGGTTCAGCACACGGGTGTTATACCGTTCCTCAAAAAGTTTGAGTCAACTGTCAGATGTTGCACTCAGAATGGCATCCGAGGTGGATCAGCGACAGTACACTTCCCCATCTGGCACCAAGAGATAGAAGACATTATTGTCCTTAAGAACAACAAGGGCACCGAAGACAATCGCGTGAGGAAACTTGACTACTCAATCCAAGTCTCAAAACTATTTTATGAGCGTTTTATCCGAAATGAGGACATATCACTTTTCAGTCCTCATGATGTCCCTGGTCTTTATGACGCTTTCGGGACTGACAGCTTTGATAGTATTTACATCGGTTACGAACAGGATAAACGAGTCCCCCGTACAATCGTCAATGCCCAGAACTTAATCCTTGATCTGCTCAAGGAGCGTGCCGAGACTGGTCGTGTTTATATCATGAACATTGACCACTGCAATACTCACTCTTCCTTCAAGGATAAGGTGAACATGTCCAACCTGTGTCAGGAGATCACTCTCCCCACAGATCCCATCAGTCATATTGATGACGAATCAGGTGAGATTGCTCTGTGCATTCTCTCTGCTATCAACGTTGGCAAACTGAAGGCAATCGATGAGATAGAAAATCTCTGCGACCTTGCTGTCCGTGGTCTCGATGCACTTATTGATTACCAGGGGTACCCTGTTGCTGCCGCTAGGCGTTCGACCCTCTTCCGCCGCTCTCTGGGCATCGGATATATTGGTCTGGCACACTACCTCGCTAGGAAGGGATACAAGTACAGCGACACCGCTGCACATACTGAAGTCCACAAACTGACTGAAGCATTCCAATACTTCCTCCTCAAGGCATCCAATCAACTTGCTAAAGAGTATGGACCGTGTGAAGGGTTCTCTCGCACCAAGTATGCCGATGGGATTCTTCCTATCGATACATATAAGAAAGACGTTGATGAACTTGTAGCACCTGCATACTTCTATGATTGGGAAAGTCTTAGAACATCTATCGTGGAACATGGACTACGGAACTCAACACTGTCCGCACAGATGCCTTCAGAGAGCAGTTCCGTTGTGTCAAATGCCACAAACGGAATCGAACCACCTAGAGATTTCTTGTCCGTTAAGAAGTCGAAGAAGGGACCCCTTAAGCAGATTGTTCCGCAGTATGCTACGCTGAAGAATAACTACACACTGCTCTGGGATATGCCCTCTAACGAAGGATACATCAAGGTTCTTGCTATCATGCAGAAGTTCTTTGATCAAGCGATCAGTGGCAACTGGTCTTACAACCCAGAGAACTATCCCAACAATGAAGTCCCCGTCTCACAGATGGCAAACGACTTCCTAACTACGTACAAATACGGCTGGAAGACATCCTATTATCACAATACATACGACAATAAGAAAGATCCCGACGTAGAAGAGAACATCAAGAAGGCATCGGAAATCGATAGTCTGATTGAAGAACTCCTTACAGCGGATGAAGAAGCATGTGACGCTTGTAATGTCTAGGAAAGTTGAAATCGAACTAGGACCAGATCTTCAGGAGGACTTTGAGTCCTTCCTGAATGTCTGTGAGTCCTTCGGTATTAAACCTAGAATCAATAGTTTTCTATATTATGTCAGTAACTTTGGAACCTACCAATCAGAAAGGAGCAAGGATGGGAGTAACAGTATTCAACGAGAAGAAAGTTGACACCAAGAAGCAACCGATGTTTTTCGGTGCACCCTTGGGAATGCAGAGGTACGATGAATACAAGTACCCAGACTTTGACAAACTGACCCAGACCCAACTGGGATACTTCTGGAGACCTGAGGAGGTCTCACTTCAGAAAGATCGTTCTGACTACAAAACACTGAACGATCAACAGAAGCACATCTATACTTCCAACCTGAAGTATCAGATCATGCTTGACTCTGTTCAGGGTCGTGCTCCTGGCATGGCATTCAAACCCTATTGCTCTCTTCCTGAACTGGAAGGTGCCATGGGTGTGTGGGAGTTCATGGAACAAATCCACTCTCGCTCCTACACTCACATCATCAAGAACATCTATCCCGATCCTTCTGAGGTATTCGATACCGTCCTGGACGACGAGAAGATCTTGGCTCGTGCCCGTAGTGTTACAAGTGCTTACAATGAGTACATTGATGCTGCATCTGACTGGGCACAGAGTACAATGTGGGAGCAGGAATGGAAGGGTTCCCCCTCGCGGGATTGGACTCTGAAAGATCTCAAACGTAAACTCTACCTAGCAGTTGCCAATGTCAACATCCTGGAAGGCATCCGATTCTACGTCTCCTTCGCTTGTTCCTTCGCTTTTGGAGAGCTTAAAGTTATGGAGGGATCCGCTAAGATTATCTCTCTCATCGCCAGAGACGAAAGCCAACATCTTGTCCTTACTCAAAAGATTTTGAAGAAGTGGGCAGAGGGTGATGATCCTGACATGCAGATCATTGCTGAAGAGGAGAAGGAGAACGTCCGTGAGATGTTCGCAGAAGCAGTTGAGCAAGAGAAAGACTGGGCAACCTATCTGTTCTCTCAGGGCAGCATGATCGGTCTTAACGAACGTCTGCTGTCTCAGTACGTTGAGTGGATTGCTAACCGTCGCATGAAGGCGGTGGGTCTGGAACCTCTCTACGATGTATCTGCCAAGAACAACCCTCTGCCTTGGACTGAGCACTGGCTAAATAGCAAAGGGCAGCAAAATGCACCCCAAGAAACCGAGATCGAATCTTACGTGGTTGGGGGAATCAAACAAGATGTCGAAGCAAACACCTTCAAAGGATTTCAACTTTGAGTATAAGTTTCATGTGACTTTTGGCGAAGAACATTTCTTTTCTAAGATGGAGAGATGGGCAAAACGTCAACCGTTTCCTATCTCTTTCCTCTTGGAAGGGTTTGTTGTATGGTTAGAGAAGATCTACTACGAGTATAAGGTGGAAAAAACAATGGCAGAGGTGGACCAACAAGCAGAGTCCATCCGTAAACAATGGGAAGAGGACGCAGCAAAGTATTATGAAGAACCGATCATCACGACGGAACCGTCCGAAGTTAAAGGACTCGACTCCATCAGAATCCAGTCCCCCTACTTCATCTACAATGAACGGGATTGGTTATCAGACGACCCTAACTCCTGGTATCAGGGACCACTTGCGTTATCTGAGGTCCTTGAAGAGAGACCTTCAGAAGAACCCGAAACCATCCCTCCCGAAGAACAAACGCCATAGACGACCCAAATGAACAATCTAGATTATCAACGTGCTATTGTCCTTGGATTTATTATTGGTGCTGCCACTACCATTCTCGGCATCTACATGCTGAAACCAGAAGTGGGTGAGTTGCCAGTTCAGAAAGAGGACACCAAGGTTGTCGGACAGTACAAGGATTGTGATATAGTTAGGTGGACACAACACCAGTTGGCAGAGTACAAGTATTTCATGTACTGTAACAAATGATACCGTTGTGGTTGCCTAAATAAAAAGGTAGTGCTATACTACCAATACGTTCATCCCCTCGGGGACGCAAGTAAGTCGCGGAACGGAGCGTTCATCCTATGTTATCATTAGCACTGATCTTTTTTAGTCACGTCCCACCTGGGGATTTCCTTAGGTGTGAAGACTATGAATGGTTGAAGAAAGGATTGGAAGAGACAACTCTTTTCACTCCTAGTGAAAAGTCTCATATCATCCTTCACTGGATGAATCATACAGACCCACACTGTTTTGATAACAAGGACGCAAACGACTGAAGGAACGGGGATTAAACACCTCATTTCTTTAGGAGTAGACCTATGAACACACTTCTCATGATCAAGCAGCAGTTGGATAAAGCCAATCGTCTGCATGACGCTCAAATCTCTCACACCGCATATCGTGGTTGTGAATATAACGTTTGCGGTCACGAGTCCAAAGAGACCCACGGGACTTTTTGTTATCGTGGTCACACTTACAACAAGTGATCTTATAAATAATAGCGAATATCGTCGTCGCAACCTAAGGGACCCCTGGCAACTATCAGATGGTCCCTTTTTTTATGGTCTAAATATCTTTAACCGTAGGAGGACATGATGAAAATCTTTCTCGATTGCTCAGACATTGATCAGATTGCTGAGGCATGTGAGACAGGATTGATCGACGGGGTAACAACAAACCCAACGCTAATCAAAAAGTCAGGAAAAGATCCAAAGGAAGTTCTTACAGAGATCTCGGAGATGTTCCCATGGGATGCATCGGTCTCTGCCGAAGTGGTGGGTGATACTGCAGAAGACATGCTAGAGATGGCTGATGACTTCTGTCAGATTGGTAGCAATATCACAATCAAACTTCCACTTACTAGAGACGGTCTTATTGCTTGTAAGGAACTTAGTCAAGACAAGATCTCAACAAACGTAACACTGTGCTTCACTGCCGCTCAGGCAATACTTGCTGCTAAAGCAGGTGCAACATACATCTCACCGTTCATTGGAAGACTTGATGACTGCCACCTGGCAGGCATTGATATCATCCAAGATATCTCTGAGGTCTATATGATGCATGATGTGAAGACACAAATCCTTGCTGCATCCATTCGTCAACCGCATCAGGTAACACAGGCATTCACCCGTGGTGCTGATGTAGTTACAATGCCGTTCATGATTTTTATGAACATGTATCATCACCCCTTGACAACCAAGGGACTGGAACAGTTTAATAAGGATTGGGCTGAGGTATTAGGTAGATGAAGTGTGAGGTAACCATGTATAAAGCGGGCACTGTATTCAAAGAAGAGTACATTGCCCGCGATTATCAGGACGCTAGGAACGTAGCGTTGGCAAGGAACCCAGGTGTAACTATCATTGGAGTAACCGCAAAGTTATGAACTATGAAAAGGTAAAACTGATTGCACACAATCTTAAGTTGCTCGCTGCAAGTCTTGAGGATGCAATCAAAGAAGACCCAGAGGCATACACAACTCCATACCCACCATCGTCCTCTCGTATCGGTTATAGATATGATGGTGATGATGATGGGTACGCAGATTGAAACCTCAAAGTGCAAAAGCAAAAGGACGTAACTTCCAAAAGTGGGTAAGAGATATGCTCATCGAGCATAGAAATGTGCATCCTGAAGATATTGAATCCCGCAGCATGGGTGCTGGTGGGGAAGACCTCATCATGGCACGAGATGCTAGACAGAAGTTTCCCTTTAGTATAGAATGTAAGAACGTAGAGCGTCTCAATGTATGGGATGCCTACGAACAAGCGTGTGCTAACTCAGGAGACCATGAACCTATTCTCTTCATGAAGAAGAATAGAAAGAAACCTCTGGTCGTTGTTGATGCTGAGTGGTTTATTAAAAACTTCAAGTAGATTATGTTCCAAGTACCATTTGATCACTTCCCACCTCCTCCAGAGTTTAAGAAGTACAAAGAACAACTATTAGAAATCATCGATGCAGATGACAACACCATGCATCGTATGACTCCTAGTGGAGAAGCAGTCTTCGATCTTAAGACAGACTTCTTTCACAACGACAAGCAACGCACCTTCCCGAAGTACATGCCAATCGTGGAAGAGGCATTGGAACCCTATCTCACAGTCCTGTCAGACAACCTAGGGTTTCCTGTAGACATTCAGGCGATGTGGTATCAACAAACCATGCGGGGACAGTTTCATCAGGTCCACAATCATGGTGCAGTTGGTATGTCTGCTGTGTGGTATCTAGAGTTTAATCCTCTAGCACACAAGTCAACCACATTCTATTGCCCCTTCCCCGACCCATTGACGGGGGATCTTCTTAACAACAATCCCGTTGCAAATGAAGGGGACCTGTTAGTCTTTCCGTCGTTTCTTCTCCATGAACAAGAACCAAACGATTCTGACATACGCAGGACTATTATTTCATTTAACATCGCGGGTGTTCCTCGTCCCACCTATAAGCGCCCTGCTTGACAGGGAGACCAAGGACGCTATATACTTAGCAAGTGGTCAGGGGGAACGATCCATGTTTGATTTTCTGGAAGAAGCAGAGCAAGATGTTCTGTACAACACTGTTGATCTATTAGTGGACAAACTGCATGAACTCACAAGTGAAGGGCGATTGGATGAAGCAAAGTACATTGCTGAGCACCTCTATGAACTCGGTCTAAGGTAACTCCGAGGGACAGTAGCTCAGTGGATAGAGCAACTGCCTTCTAAGCAGTCGGTCGTAGGTTCGATCCCTACCTGTCTCGTTCGGGCGATTAACTCAGCGGTAGAGTGGCCTCCTTACAAGTGGTAAGTCACTGGTTCGATTCCAGTATCGCCCACTCGGTAGATAACTACCGAACAACAACCAAATAGGAGATCGATTATGAGTGTAAGAGATCGTTTTGCAGGTAGTCTGCAACTTTTGAAGGATGCTGTTAATGGCAACGTTGCCCTTGACACAGAGTATCCCTCACTCTTCTCTTCCCTTTGCCGATTTTATTCGGACTTCAAAGGCGTCCAGTTCTGGGGTCTTGATGTAGAGGAAGACTACACTATTCTCATTGATCATCTGGTTGAAGATCACGTCCTGGAAGCGACGTAAAACCTGCCTGGTGGAGCCAAGTTTATGAATGCTGCTATTGTTGATGGTAATGTTATTGTTCCCTCAGAGGACTTTCTTTACACAGAGTTTATTGATCCAACCATTTGCGATCGGTTTATCGACTGGTATCAAAGGGATTCGGACACATACTTTTTGAAAGGACCTGGGGAATCTTTGAAGGACAATGGTGGCGTCATTGACCCAACTATAAAGGAGTCCATTGATACTCCTGTTATGAACATGGTTCTTATTGAACCCGTCAATGCCTTTGTTGATGAAGTTGATCGCATAATGGGGAACTACGTTAAGAAGTTCCCTTTTTGTGCTAAAGGGGGTGCATTTCATATGGACCCTGGTTGGAACATTCAGTGGTACCCTCCTGGAGGTGGGTACAAGAAGTGGCACACTGAACGTTTATCTTCATGTCGCGTTGATGTATATCGCCACTTAGTTTGGATGGTATATCTAAATGATGTGCCTAATGGTGGGACTGAATGGTTCCACCAGAACCAATATGTAGAAGCAGAAAAAGGAAAGTGCTGCATCTGGCCAGCGGACTGGACCTGGACCCACAAGGGTCGTGTGTCCGAGACCCATGACAAACTACTGGCAACAGGGTGGTATTCTTTCGCCTGATCTGCTACAATGACTCCAGTCGCATCGGACCATGAACGTCATCCTAGAACGATTCCCCTATCGATACGTGGAGTGTGGCACGTTGGAGATCAACGGGATGCCAGACTACCGTATCCAGAAGGCGAACGAGTATACCAAACGGTATGGTGACATGTACCTTTGCGACAATGGTATGCAGTTCATGCTTGCCATGGAAGATTTTGAGTACACGAAATGGTTAGATCCAGATCGTGTACCTTGTTACATTCGCGATTCCGTATCATGACTTATCAACCGTACAAGAACGCAACTGATGCTCTGAAAGAGGCAGTCATCTCTGCACTTCGTATTGACGAGGATCCTGCAGTGCTGTCTGAACTCTGGCGTCACCTCCTTGGCGTGCAACGTATCACTCAGGACAACCTGCATACCGATAAGGATGACACGCTCACTTTCCCGAGCAGTGATCCTTATGACCCCTATGGTCTTGACCCTTTCACTACTGAGATGAGGGACTTCCCTGTTGCTGCAGGGTCCGTCCACCTTCCTGGTGGTCTTGGTCAGGATGTCATTACATTCGGTCCCGAGTGACTTGACAAACCGTAACAATCCGTGCTATATATTGTAACAGTTCGTTACAAAGCACAATGACCGTTACTAAGAACGAGTGGGGACAGGTGAACATGTTCGCCAAAGAACCCTCAATGTACATGACAAAGGAAGACCTGGATCGTTATGGTATTGAACCTTACGCTGAGAAAGCAGAGAAGATGAATGGACGTTATGCCATGCTTGGCATCGTTGCTGGATTCCTTTCCTATGCTCTCACTGGTAAACTCTTCTTCGGTATCGTCTGATGGCAGAGTTTATCTGGACAATCACCAGCGTTTCTTTCTTTGTCTTACTGGCCCATTCTGTAGACAAACTCTCCGAAACTTACTAACTCATGGCCTACAATGTTACCCTCCAATCTCCTGACGGCACCGAAACTGTCATTCAATGTCAAGAGGATCAGTACATTCTTGAAGCAGCAGAAGAAGCAGGTGTTGACCTCCCTTCGTCGTGTAAAGCAGGCGCTTGCTCGGCTTGTGCAGGAAAACTCATCTCTGGCACCGTAGATAACGAGGAGCAATCATTCCTTGATGATGATCAACTTGCTGATGGTTGGGTGCTCACTTGTGTGGCATACCCCACCAGCGATTGTGTGATTCTTACTGAGCAGGAGGAAAACCTGTGATGAGTTGAGGAACAAATGAATGAAGACATGCCGTGGGTCAATCTCACACAAGAGGAAGTTGATGAACTTCGCACCAAGAAACATGAACTTACAGAGTATGGTAAACAAAAGTTCAAAGAAATGACTACTGGAGAACTTATGGACACTGAAAAGTTTCAAGAAGAACTTTCTAAACAGAAAGTATTTGATGCGGATAAGTTTGCGGTGGAAAACAGTATGGTAAGAAATCATCGTATCCTTGACCGATACAATATGTTCTACAATACTCAATGTTCTGGTCTTTCTCACGGCACACCTATCACACCAGAGTTTCAACAAGCAATGGCTTTAGAGTGTATGCTTGATGCTTTACGTTATGAGAATCTCAACCATGAGTTTGATAGTATTCCCACTGCTGATATCAATGATCTCATCAATGGACTCTACGATCAAGGTAGAGAATCACTCAAATCATTTAATCACAACCCATGATGTTTACTGAAGACGCCCTTATCAAGGCATACGCTGACCTTGGATGGGACCTATTTAATGATGACATTCATGTAGAAATCGGTGGTGTTGCTACCAGCGGCATCCACCAAACTGAGGGGGCAAACCCTAAATGGGCACCCCCATTTGGCGAGATTCGATATCAGAACGATGCCTTTATCGTAATCAAAAATCGATCTCGTAGTCCAGTTACACCATCAAAACCAAATGACCCAAGTACCTGATATCTTTTTCCACTGCCGTGAGATTGGTCCCTTCGATGATTACGAATGGGTACACAAGTCCACGGATTACCTCTTCGGTGGCAAGCGTGTTGTAGTGTTTGCACTTCCTGGTGCCTTTACTCCCACTTGTTCTTCATTCCAACTTCCTGGATACGAGGAGAAGTATGAGGAGTTTAAGGCAGCGGGTATTGATGAAGTGTATTGTCTGTCAGTCAATGACAGTTTTGTTATGAACGCATGGTTCAAACGAGAAGGTATTTCAAATGTCAAACCACTTCCTGATGGTAGCGGCGAGTTTACTTATGCTATGGGTATGTCTGTCAATAAAGCGAACCTAGGTTTCGGTTTCCGTTCCTGGCGTTATGCTATGGTAGTCAACGATGGCGAGATCGAAGAGATCTTTGAGGAACCTGGCAAGGTAGGCAACTGTCCTGCTGATCCTTACGTCATCAGTGATCCAGATACCGTCCTTAGTTGGTTACGAACAGGAGTTAAGTAATGCCTAATCCCAATGCACTCTACGAGGATATGCAGAAGTTGGACGATTTATACGAAGAACTTCTGTGGCATCCTGACGATGAGTTAGTATTCAGAATCGAATACTTTAGAGGAAAAGGCAGGATCATCATCTCAAACAAAACACAGGAGCAAAAACAATGAACGAACGCGCAGAACGCATCAATGGCTGGGCAGCAATGATCGGAATCATGGCTGCAATGGGCAGTTACGCTGCCACTGGTCAGATCATCCCAGGTATCTGGTGATCTAGAAGGACCCTTCGGGGTCCTTTTTTCATACTAAATATTGCAGATTGACCTGATGTGATGGAGACGAAATACAGATTAGAGGTAAACTATGAGGGCAAGTGGCATGTGCTGCAGCACTATATTGGTCTAACTAAAACCAAAGCAGACTGGTATCTCAAACTTTGTGATATGATGCCCGAGACTAACGGTCAAAAACGAGTGAGGTGTGTCGTAGATGATTGAAGATTTTCGTAATGCTGACGGGTTTACAGACCATAGAACATTTTGTCTGTACTGTCTGGTGAAAAAGAACGAAGAGATTAGCATTGCTGCATATCATTTCTGTTCTGATATGGTCAAGTACAAGGTAGTTCAAGATCTTGTAGATGGTAGACCACTAGATTTTACGGATGCAGTTGTCAACTGCCTTGCTGACAGTGTGCATGAACACTGGATACGTTGGAAAACAAACAAATCTGAATGGATGGATTCGGTATGTATGAATCACTAAACTGTTTTGAGGAAGCACTCAAACACTTCGGTACACGAGTAGAAATGATTACTGCCATGGAAGTGGCAAAGAAAATCTCACCTGAAGATGCTTATCAAGCAATCAAGACAGAGATGAAAGAGGTTAAGGCGTGTCGTAAGAAGTTTAATCAAGGGGGAGGGTGCCACTAAGAGAACTGTCCCAAGGGGTTGACAGGTGGCGAAAACCGTACTATTATAAATAAGTCGAAGGGTTACGAAACTTAACAAAGTTTTGTTAATGCCGACGAACCCCTGCCGTTTGACCGAGACTAGGCAGGTTTACCAATCCGTCTCTCATATCCCTGCTGAGGGTGCAGGGAGCATAGTATCACCACCATTCCCCTGATGGTCTTACTACTTTTTACAAGACAATGACTGCTACACTTTCACAACAACGTTCTACTAATGCCTGGGAACAGTTCTGTAACTGGGTAACCTCAACCGACAATCGTTTGTATGTTGGTTGGTTCGGTGTGCTGATGATTCCATGCCTCTTGGCAGCAACCATCTGCTTCATC